TGCCTCTTCGCCGTGGGAAGCCGCCGGATCAATGGCAACGACGACGCGGATTAACTCAGGTACGTTTTGGTGTGCTGCCCAGCGCGTCTCGTCGATGCGTTCACGGCTCCACAGAGCGCCCGGAACGTCGTCGAGGATCTCGGCGTTCAGTTCCTGCCGCCCGAGCCGGGTCCCCTCGTACTTTTTGATGATCTGCGCCATAAACGCTGGCGCCAGATTGGCCCGGTTGTCGTATGTCGAGCCTCGCGTGATGACGGTCGTGGGATCGGCGATCAGGTCGCGGATGATCTTGATCGGCTTCGGCGTGGTAGTGACGACGACGCGCGGATCATTGCCTAGACGCAGCCCGAACATCAGCATGTCCCACGCCTCTGGATATCGCCAGGAGGCTATTTCATCACACCACGCTGCGTCGTGTTGCGGTCCCCGCAGGCGCTCCGGCTCGTCGGCGCTGTAGGTTGTCGCAATGGCCCCGTTCGGCCAGGTCAGCCTGCGCTTTGTTGGCTCGTATTGCGGCCGCTGCTGCGGTGGCCCGATCGCCAGCAGGCCGCTCTCGCCTTCGACCATGACATCGCGGGCATCGGCCGCGGTCGGCGCGACCAGCGCGATCCGGCGGCGGCGGTGATGGATGACCTGGTCGCGAATACACTCCGCACCGCTGCGGGTCTTGCCAAAGCCGCGACCGGCCAGCAGCAGCCAGGTCCGCCAATCGCCTTTCGGCGCCTGTTGGTTGGGCCGCCCCCACCAGCCCCAATCGTGCTCGATCGCTTCGAGCTCGCGGTCACTCGTCCGTTTCAGGAACGCCGCCAGTTGTTCTGGCGGCAGCGATGCGAGCAATTCGGCGGGTGAGACGTTCTCTGACAGTGACAACTTCGACCTCGATCGGATCACCGTTCGCCACACCGGTGTGTTTGTGGGTGCTGGTTTCGCTCCAGCCGCCGCGCGTCTTCATCCAGAAGATCGCGGCCGTGACGCGGGCGCGCTCGTCTTTGAATGCCGGTTTGCCGGTGCCGCCGCAAATTCCGTAGAACAGAAAGTCAGCGACCTTTGAGTTGGCCCTGGTGGCACCCGTGTCGAGCTCGGTACCGCAATGCTTGCGCAAGGTCGGCTTCGAGACGCCGAGCACGCGCGCAATGTCCGCTTCGGGAATGCCGTAGGCGGCCATCGTCTCGGCTTGCCGCCGCTGCGCGTCAGTAGGGGTCCATACCGGTCGAGCCAAGGACTAGCGTGCCCGCTGCGCGGCGACGTTGTCGAAGCTTCGACCGTCGCCGTCGAGCACCGCTTGCTGGCCAGTAAACTCCTGCCAGCGCTTCACCGCAACATCGACATAAGCCGGCGCGATTTCAATCGCGTGGCACACGCGGCCGGTCATCTCAGCCGCGATTATCGTCGTGCCCGAGCCGCTGAACGGCTCGTAGACGGCCTGCCCGGGCGACGCATTATTCTCGATCGGCCGGCGCATGCACTCGACCGGCTTTTGCGTGCCGTGGCCGGTTTCCGATTTCAAATTTTTGTCGATCTGCCACAACGTCGTCTGAGAATGGTCGCCGACCCAAGACGCGGTGCTACCCTTGCGCACCACGTACCAGCACGGCTCGTGCTTGCAGTGGTAATGGCCGCGGCCGATCGCGAAGTTGTTTTTGGCCCAAATGATTTGCGAGCGGGTCTCGAAGCCGCAGGCGGCTAAGCTGTCCTGCACGATGCCGGCCTTGGTCCCGGCGTGCCAAATATAGGCCACCGAGCCGGGGAACAGCGCCCAGGCCTCGCGCCAATCAGCCCGGTCGTCATTGACTACTTTGCCGACCGCCCTCGCCCCGATCGGCTTGATGACCGTGCCGGCCGCAATCCGCCGGGTCGTCCCATTGATCGATCGGCCGGCCTGATTGCGCCAAGCCGGGTCGTAATTAACGCCGTAGGGCGGGTCGGTGACCATAAGGTGCGGCGCGACGCCACCGAGCACGCGCTCAACGTCGGTCGCCACTGTGCTGTCGCCGCAGAGCAATCGATGGCGGCCGAGCACCCATAAGTCGCCCGGCTCCGCGACCGGGTGCGCGGGAGGCTCCGGCGCATCGTCGGGATCGGTCCGACCTTGGGTCCTCTCGGCGAATAACTCGCCGAG